AACAAAGGCACAGAAGACAATCGTGTGCGTAAGTTAGACTACTCAATTCAAATATCAAAAATATTTTATGAACGAGTTTTACAAGACGCCGAGATCACACTATTCTCTCCACATGATGTACCAGACTTGTATGAAGCATTTGGCAACAATGAAGTGTTTGATGAACTATATGTAAAGTATGAAAATGATCGCAAAACACCTAAGAAGAAAATGAAAGCCATGGATTTGTTTTCTGCACTGCTAAAAGAAAGAGCAGAGACAGGCAGAATATATGTGATGAACATTGATCATGCAAATTCACACTCATCCTTCAAGGATCCTGTGCGTATGTCAAATCTATGCCAAGAAATTACTCTACCGACTGTGCCTATCCAACACGTTGATGACGACCAAGGTGAAATTGCACTTTGTATACTTTCTGCCATTAACGTGGGCACACTGAAAAACTTTGAAGATCTAGAAAACTTATGTGACCTAAGTGTGAGAGCACTGGATCAAATCATTGACTATCAAGGTTATCCTGTCAAAGCGGCTGAGATATCAACCAAAGCAAGACGATCGCTGGGTGTTGGTTACATTGGACTTGCACACTTCCTTGCCAAAAACAAAGTGAAGTATGCAGACAAAGAAGCATTACCGCTGGTACATGAACTTACAGAATGTTTTCAATACTATCTGCTCAAAGCATCAATGAACCTTGCCAAAGAAAGAGGTGCATGTGAATACTATGAGCGTACCAAGTATGCAGATGGCATCCTGCCCATAGACACATACAAAAAGGATGTGGATGATCTTGCCAAATTTAAGTACACCTGTGACTGGGAATGGTTAAGAAAGCAAATCAAACAGCATGGCATTAGACATTCCACACTGTCTGCACAGATGCCATCAGAATCATCTTCAGTGGTTTCAAACGCAACCAATGGCATTGAACCGCCACGTGCCCTGCTGTCTACAAAAAAATCCAAAAAAGGTCCACTCAAACAAGTGGTGCCACAATATAACACATTAAAAAATCACTATACACTGTTATGGGATATGCCTTCCAATGAAGGTTACATCAACATTGTATCAGTGATGCAGAAGTTTTTTGATCAAGCTATATCAGGCAATTGGTCATACAATCCGTTGCACTTTGAAAACAATGAAGTACCCATGAGTGTTATGATCAAAGATCTCCTCACAACCTACAAGTTGGGTTGGAAAACTTCTTATTATCAAAACACATATGACTACAAAGGCGAAGAAGACACTGTGCAACCACAAGGCATTCAAGACACTGTAGAAGATGACAAAGTCCAACAGATGATTGATGAACTGCCTGAACAACAAGATGATGAAACCTGTGACGCTTGTGCGATATAGGTTGACTTAAACACATAAGGAAGTATAATTACACAACAATGAGCAAAACAGTATTCAATAGAAATGAAGTAGACTTCACAAAACAACCCATGTTTTTTGGTGAAGACCAAAACACACAACGATATGATCTATTCAAATATCCTGAAATGGACAAACTCAACCAAAGGATGTTGGGTTACTTTTGGAGACCCGAAGAGATTTCACTACAAAAAGATCGTGCAGACTATCAAACATTCCGTCCAGAACAAAAGCACATTTTTACATCAAATCTAAAATATCAAACACTGTTGGATTCTGTGCAAGGCAGAGGTCCTTGTTTATCATTCTTACCATACTGCTCACTGCCTGAACTCGAAGGCTGTATTATCACATGGGACTTTATGGAAACCATACACTCACGTTCATACACATATATTATGAAGAATGTGTATGCTGATCCATCAGAAGTGTTTGACACAATTCTCAACGATGACGAAATTGTCAAGCGAGCAATTTCAGTCACAGAAAACTATGATAGATTCTCACAACTAGCACAAGATTATTTTGTCAAAGGCAAAGGCGACATCAAAGAAGTTAAAAAACAATTATATCTTGCAATGGTGAATGTAAACATTCTTGAAGGCTTACGTTTTTATGTGTCATTTGCTTGTACATTTGCATTTGGTGAATTAAAGTTGATGGAAGGATCAGCAAAGATCATTTCATTCATTGCAAGAGATGAAGCCACACATCTTAACTTGTCCACACAGATCATAAAGAAATGGCAGGAAGGTGACGATCCAGAAATGAAAAAGATTGTTGAAGAATGCAAAGATGATGTGGTCAATATGTACAAACTGTGTGTTGAAGAAGAAAAAGCATGGGCAAAACATTTGATGAAAGAAGGCACAATAATTGGACTCAATGAAAAACTATTGGGTGACTATGTGGAATTTGTTGCCAACAAAAGATTAAAGTCAATTGGATTTGATCCATTGTTTGATCGTCCATTGAATGCTAATCCATTGCCGTGGACACAACATTGGCTGTCATCAGCAGGCCTACAGGTTGCTCCACAAGAAACAGAAGTAGAAAGTTATATCATAGGTGGCGTCAAACAAGATGTCAACAAAGACACATTGGCAGGTTTTAAACTGTAATGCTTATTGATACACCTTTCAAGTCACGAGACATCATCGCTATGCGTATACAAGGCGGTGAAGAAGTGATAGCAAAATTTTTATCTCAAGATGAAAAGACTGTCAAAGTTGCAAAACCACTTGCACTCACAATGACCCAACAGGGCATTGGTATGACACAATATGTTATGATGGGTGATATGAACAAAGACTTTGTTTTCAATAAATCATCTGTGGTCACAATGCAGAAAGCCAACAAGGCAGCCACTGACAATTATATCCAGGGCACTACTGGTATTCAACCAGCTGGTTCAGTGCCACCATTACAAACCAAGTAGACAAATTTCACAAACTAGCATAAAATATTTGTGCTGACGTTTGATGCTATGCTGGACCCGGGATCAACCCCGGCGCCTCCACCAACAGACTCCCTTCCGGGGGCGAGTGGATTGACAGGTAGAGTAGTTGGCAACTTATAAATGCAGAGGAAACTCTAGCTCTCGCTGCCTAATTCGTTAGGCTAGCCGGGTTGGGCAATACCTGGGAACAGAAATTGCCCACTTTCATTAAATACTCACATATGTTATTGAAGTTTTTGAAAACATTAAGGAAATGGTGGCACTATCAACCACACAAACGATTTATGAGGGCAAAAGATGTATGAATACAAATGTTATATTATTAAAGTGGTTGATGGCGACACTGTAGACGTTGACATTGATCTAGGATTTGGTGTATGGCTCAAAGATGAACGTGTGAGAATTATGGGCATTGATACTCCTGAATCAAGAACCAGAGACAAAGTAGAAAAGAAATTTGGATTAGCATCTAAAGCCAAACTTAAATCTCTGCTAGGCAAAAAAGGTATCCTCAAAACACAAGTCAACAAAAATGGCGAAGACATGAAAGGCAAGTTTGGTAGAATACTGGGCGACTTTCAAGTGGGTGCAAGAATGGTCACAGACATACTGTGTGAAGAAGGATATGCTGTGCCTTATTTTGGTGGTTCCAAGGAAGATGTACAAAAGATGCATCAAAAAAACCGCGAATTACTTGTCAAAAAAGGCATCGTCAAACTCTAGTTGACAAATACCAAAACTGTTTTATAATAACAGTATGATGAGAATACTATTAGTGGTGGTAGCATTCTGGCTGGGCACGATGTGGTGTAAGATAGGCAATGCCTTTGACTACAACATCATTGATCCAAACCAAGAACCAGAAGCATACTGCTTGGCGCAGAACATATTGTTTGAAGCGTCAGTGGAGCCTATGGCAGGCAAAATTGCTGTGGGTCTTGTGGTGTTGAACAGAGTGAACGACAATCGTTATCCCAACACAATCTGTGAAGTGATCAAAGAAGGCCCTATATACGAGTCATGGAAGACTCGCAAAGATCCTCAACTTGCAGAAGAAGACAGAATATACTATCCTGTCAAACACAGGTGTCAGTTTTCCTGGTACTGTGATGGCCAGTCAGATGAAGTGAGACCAACTGAAAATTGGTACAAGAGCCAGATTGTTGCACTTCAACTGTTGGATGGCAAATTTGGTGGTATCATTGAAGGAGCCACACACTATCATGCCACATATGTTAATCCTCAATGGAGACACGAATTAACATTCATAGGGCAGGTGGGAGATCACTTGTTTTACAGATGGGAAAATTAATTGTAATTTTCAGCAGTATTTGGCTGATCAGTTGTGCCAACTCAACCTATCACACATTGACTGGACACAGCAAACAATCTGAGCAGATTGAACGCACATTTCAACATGCTTTGGAATTCAACAAAGACGGTGTTGCATCATTCTGGCACGATAAAAACACAGGCAAAAGTGGCTCAGTGACCCCTGTGTATGCATCATACAAATACAAAGGACCCTGCAGACACTTTGAAATTGCATATTATAACCCCAGCAAATACTATCACGGCATTGCCTGTAGACGTGATCAAGTTTGGCAAATTCACTAAATAAATACAACAAAGGAAAACACGAAAATGCCAATAGGATTTACAAACTCAGGAATTGACGCAAGAGCGCCAAAACACTTCAGATGCACAGTTGCTATGAGCACCTTTAACACATCAGCGGATGCACAGGGTGGCGGTTGTACACCTAATGGTAACTTTCCAACCACAGACAAATACTTTTATTCCACAAACTTATCAGGTGGCAAATCCACCACAAGAGCCACAACAGATGCTCTAGCACTAAAACGTGAAAGAGGATTAATGAGATGGGAATCAGTGGTGAGGGCACTCAATGAAAAGTCCAACTGTGAAATATTTGACATTGAAATTGTTGAAGCCAACGGTGATGCACAAGCAACACAAATTCAGTGGACAGTGGCATATGAAGACACTGATTCATTGTTTGACAAAGATGCAACATCATTTACTTCTATTGATGGATCCACAACTGTAAACACTCCAGAAGAAGCA